GTCTTACAATTCAGCAGCATCCGCACCGTGTTTACGGTCGAATACCACTTTCTCAAATGTCACTACCCAAGTGACAGTGTTCATGGTCTGACCACGAGACATAGCAGGCATAGCAAGAATAACACCATTAGACAGTGTAGACTCGTCTTTACCCATGTTGTCAACTAACTTAGCTTGAATAGGCACAATCAATTCACCATCTGCATCAGCTTGTTGCTGGAAGTAGTTGGCATAGTCTTGTAGATACTTGTTCTCTGGAGCATTCATAAGAACTGGGAACGTCAAGTCACCAGCACGAATACGCTGCATAGAAACAACCATATCACCGAATGCGCCAAACTGCGTAGTGGCAATAGGAGCACGACGATTAACACTGATAAGGTTTTCACCAGTACCAAAGCCAGTGATCTTAAAAGACTTAGGGTTTTCATTGCCGGGGTAGTTGGCCTCAATGATGAGGTCAACATTGGCAAAACTATATTGATACATAATTTATTCCTTATTCAGAAAATTCGCCAGAAATGACAACTTCATGTAAAGCACCAGCACCAACCATCTTAAATGACAGTCCTGCATACAAACGGTTTGACTTATCGCCAGCAGGAGTGTCAGCCAATGAAACAGCATTCACAACGTAGCCTTCAGGCAAGTAAGTGCCATCTGGCAAGAAGCCGGGGCCAGCTAGACCGTTACGCACAGCAGCATCTAATGAACGCTCGAGGGTTGCCTTGGCAGTATTAATACCAGCTTGCGTGTAAGGAATCTTAGTAGTGGTCAAATATAACAAGTTGAACATATCTACTTCAGCACGATTCTCAAGCCACATTAGGCCATGAGTAGAATCTAACCAAGAACCAGAAGCCATACGTGAATCAGTAAATGCATTAGCAGTGTTACCAATCTGTACAACAGCAGAACAGTAGTTAGAGCGAAGACTAGCAAACTCAGTAGGAGTTAAATCTTCAGCAGTAATGCCAGCCATTTGCTTCAAGTTCAAAGTGATGGTTGTGCCAACAGCAGAGAAGTTTGTAGAAGCAGCACGACCAAAAGCAGCAGAACCGGGATACAGGTCTACGTCTTTACTAAAGGTGCTAAGAGTATGACGGAAAGTTCCAGACTTAAGCTCAGCAGCAGTGTGACCAGTAGTACTGTTTAAAGTAGTAAGATCATTGGTAGTGTTTAGGAAGATACGTTTAGCGCCTTCACTAAAGGTAGCAAGTTCAAAAGCAGAGTTTACAGTAGCAGACTCATCAGCAATTAAGCTGTCACGTAGGCTCTTATGTACATCTAAAGCAACCCATGCAACACCGTTAGCAAGTGCAACGCCTAGAGACTCAAGTGGAGTTTCAGCAGCAATACCAGCAACAGATTTAGCTTTAGCTTGGGTTAAACCAAGAGCAGCAGCAGCAGTACCAGATGCAAAACCAACAGCAGATGATACACCAGTAGCGTCAGAAGTAACAACAAACTGATAGCCATTGTGAGTACATGTTGCAGCGTTAACAGCAGCAGTAAGTGCAGAGGTGATCTCAGTAGCTACAGCATCAAAGTCAGCAGCAGCAGAGAAGTCTAGTACAGTTAAAGAGATGTCATCAGTTACACCGTCAAGGTCAGCAATAAGCGTACCTGAAGTGATGACATTTAGCTCTTCTAAAGTGTCAGAACTTCCACCAAGTAAAGCACCAGACTGTGCAGATGAATAACTCATAACAACAGTGAAGTCTGTAGGAGTAGGTGTCTGGCCATAGAATGCAGTTGCAGCAGCAGCTACTTCAGAAGAAGCAGACCAATCTACAAGAACACTCGCAAGACTTGTATAAGAACGAGCACGTTCCGCTACAGTGATTTCTTTACCAGTAACAACGCTAGCGTTATCAAGATGCAAGAAACCCAATATGCCAAAGTTACCACCACCAACGCCGGTAGGCGAGACAGAGATACTGACATCAACAAATTCGGTAATTTCAATCGACATGGATTGATCCTTATGTATTGTCTATATTAATAGTTAAGTTTACAGTTTCTAAGTTGCTAAGGACAAACTGGCCAGATATGACCACACTATCAATATTACTAACAACTTCTTCATAAACTCGTGTTGTGTAGAGTTCGACTGCGAAGCCCTTACGGTATTCCCACTCTTTCTCTAGCTTGCCATCTTCAGCAGATAGCGGTGTACATTTGATAAACCCATAGCCAGTACTAATCATTAGGTCTTTCATAGCTTCAGAAGTCCAACCGTTCATTATTTTAGAACTAGGTATTCCGGTTGTGTCCACCACACCAATACGGAAGCGCAACCTAACTAGGCCTCGACTTCTGAATGTGGTGGTAGTCTCATCTTGACTGTGTATTACTTGGGCAGGTATGCCCTCTTGATATTCTTCCAGTAATCTAATGTGGGCAAACTCTCCTTCCGGTTTCCTTGCGCCTCTCTGTCTAGCTGGATATGAGAACTTGGGGATACCAACCATAGCATCCACCATAGCTTGAACAACTTGTACATCAGCTTGATCAGGTGTCATGGTTGCCATTCCTCAGATTTTTCTAGTAGGACTGAGTAGAATCCAAATACAGACTCATCAGATCTTTGTAGTACATTGAAGTATTTGCCTTTGAATAGGATTTTGTCCTCCTTCTCGACAGGATACTTATCAGTTATGTATAGTGTTCTATAGTCGCTGTAACGTGCTCCACCGTCTTCCGAGTGTAGGGCTTCCCCTTCCTCATGACGAGAGAACTTATTGCCAGTCTTAATTACGCCATATATAGTTTGAGTAGTAGTTGTGCCTTCTACCCATATATTGTCAGCATCGTAGGAGCCAGCAGTTGCAGAGTACAGGGTTAGTGGTGAGAGCATCCGTGAATTGAATGCTCTTTGCATTTGCATAGCCATAATTATATACCTAATATAAAGCCAATACCACACCTGCGCCTGTATGAAATGAACCTCTTACCATAGGAGGTAGAGTACAGATCATCAGCAGTTGGGGAGATTTCGCCAATAGCATTTCTTATAACTACGTCATCAACTTCCTGATCTTTGACAGGAGCTAGTGTGCCACTGTCACC